ATTGTATGGTGGGTAATTGCCAGAATTTTTGACAATTTTTTCCCCAATTTTTTCTAGATTTTTAATTTGATCATCCCATCCAATAAAATGATTAGATATGTTTGATCCACCATATGTGGTTACATATTTTGATCCACCATATGTGGTTACATATAGTGCTGGATTTGAATAAGTTGTATTAGTTAGTGAAGTTTGCCCTACTGTTGAATACATTGCGAAGGCATTACTGCCAGTTGCTTGTTGTACGTGTGTCATTTTAACTTTGCTCCTTTCAAAAGCGAGTTAGTATAGTTTTTAGGCCCCCGAAGGCAGCCTAGATATATTATATCAGATTTTGTTATTGATTGCTGCGACCATGAGGGTCGCTATGGTTGCCAAACCCTACACTTTGCTTACCATCATGCTGTGTAGGAGAGTTATATGTTGACATCCATCCACCTGATGCTTGACCGCCAATTACTGGAGCAAATGATCCATTCCAAAAATTCAATGAACCAATTCCATCTTGTTCATTTTGTTTTGTTTGACCAGAGACATCATCTTTTTTAACATCACTATCAATGCAGATATGGTCAACTCCTGGCATATCACATCCACAAGTCATACATTTAACTACTGGTTCTGTTACAGCTAAGGCTTCTAATGCTGCTTGTGCATCTTCTTCTTTGAAGAAACAGCCTATTGATTGTCCCGACCCAACTTTAATTACTGACCAACCATGTTGACAATCTGGTGTATTAAATTCAATTTTCCAGCCAACTCCACCGCTTATACGACCAGAATTAGCTGAAGAATCTCCTGCGATTGTTCCACGTTCTTTTTTAACATCTGGGACATTTGCATATAATGCTCCAAGTTGTGCTTGTGCTTGAACTTTTGAAGGGTGGGTTCCAACGACTTTACCAGTTGCATCTACTACAACTTTAAACTTATTACCTTCACGTTCAATATGATATGGCATAATTATCCTACGTTATAAACTACAAGGTTGCAGCTTGGTGATGCTGGACGAGTAGGATTTGTTCCCGCTGCAGTTGGAGTTAAAGCCATTCCTGTTGCCTGTGCACTCCAATAAATTTGAATATAATCCCCAGGTACTGCAACGAAAATGTCTTCTAAGTTTGCCAAAGTTTGAGCACCTTGACTACTTGTTGTGGTAAATGTATATGATGAATTTGGAACAATAGTTCCATTTTTAGCATACCAAACAGTTACTCCATAGTTGCTTGCTCCACCAGTAAATGCAAATTGACCTAAGAAGTTAATTAAATAAGCCCCAGCATTTTGAAAGGTAATTTTACCTTGAGATCCTACTGTAATTCCTTTGGAATTTTGAGTTGTATTGATAGTTACAAGATTGGCTGATGTGGATCCTGCATTTGTTTGTGTAGTTGTATCATAAAAATTACCGTAATATAAAACTGCAGGATGATTAGTTTTAATAGACATATTAAACCTCCGCTGCTAATACTGCAACATTTGGTGTTCCAGATGCTGCAATTGCATAAAGCTGATCTGATGGTAGAAAATCACCCGTGTAATCTGCTCCAGGAAGTAGCTGATATCCAAAATTTGAAGATGTGACTGAAGATCCTCCAAGATATACAGTTATTGAACTGTCTAGATTTTGAATTGAAAAAGAAGACTTAACTTCATAAGGTGCTTCATTTGCTTGTGGAATACTTACCAATGTTGGTGTGCTAGAACTAACTGCTACTATTTGTGTCGCTATTGCCATTTTTATTTCCTCCAGGTTTAATTATATCACTGACTTTACGGTTTTTCATATCTGACTTTTTGACTACCTCTGCTGCTGGCAAAGTCCCCACCTTTCTAAATCGGAGGGATTCCCAAAGTGCATGTGGCAAAGTATGAATACCGTAATGGGTTCTATGATGATTTGTACACAGTACCTCAAGGTTGCCTGGGGATTCCAACCATTCAGCAAATGCTTGATCATCTGTAAAATGTAAGCCAAAATATTCTTCTATTTTAGCTTTATCAGCGTTGGGAATTTGTGAGAATTCAACATGTGTATGATGTAATTCCATCTGTCCACCACAAAGATCATCATTAATAGCACACTTCCAAAGCCCCGCTGCTTTAATTTTCTTTTTAGCAGCGTTGAAATATTTATAATTTGGATCTTTTTCTCGTGGATCATGTTCTGGTATATGTGCCAGAATTGAAAAAGTCATATTTTGATCGTGGGCATCTGTCATAGTAGTTCTATTATACATTAAAAGGGGCTATATGCAAGTATTCCAGCACAGAATGTCTGCCCTATCTCCCCGAACTCTTACGTACGGGTACCTATATTTGTTATATGTAACTATACCACTCTAAGGTGTGTTGCATATAGCCTTGTACTCCAAGTAGGATTTGAACCTACAGCCGTCAGTATATAAGACTGATGCTCTCACCAAATTGAGCTATTGGAGCTTGAACTTTTAGTTTGCAGACCCTATAAGTCTATTTTGTTCTAACTTACTTCTTTCATCAACAATTTCATAGGCATACTCACGAAGTTTTGCTTCATGCTTATTAAAATGATGACGACAAAATAACAATTCACCATTAACTCCATTTACCCAAACTAATGCTTCTGCTTGACAAGAATCACAACGATCTTGTGGTCCAAGCACATAAGTTTTTTCAACTACTACATCTTCTACTGCTTCTGCTGTCATATTCATAGTATACTCTCCCTGTTAGATGGATAATAATTTTTAGCTCCCCGACCTGGTAACGATCCAAGATCTTACGGTTAACAGCCGTAGGTTTTGCCACTAAACTATCGGGGAATACTATCTTATTCTACACTATTGCCATTATGTTTGTCAATCATTCTCAATAAGTCTTCTGGACTTTCAATCATACGGCGTTGTGCTTCAAACTTTCCAAGTTCAACAATTTCCTGTGCAATTGTATGCATCATATCATAAAGACCACTTGCATAACGCTTATCTGCTGGATTGCTGTGTTTAATTTCTTGTCTCATATTTACTGATGATTGCACAAAATATTCACATAGTGAAGTTAAACTAATATAAATATCTTCTTCATCTTCAATTGTTTTAATAGTTCCGTTTGCTAGCATTGTATTCCTTATCTGTTATTGTAGATGTAGTCTACTAGAGTATTCGGAAGTTGTCAACTATATCTTTGTATTCACTATCATCATCATCAAAGAAGTCTCTTATATCTGCTGGCATAACTTTCTTTTCTGGAAACTTAATAGTATTCTTTAATCTTGCATCTGATTCCCGCTTTAATTGTTCTAATTCATCACCGAACACTCCAGAGTAATTATAGATTTCTACTTCTCTGTCAGCATCTGGTGGTGTTAATGATATCGCATTAAAGACTGCTCCGCAAACTGCGTCAGAAAGGTCTTTAGAGCCTTTTCTTGGGTGGTCTACCTTATCCTTAACAATACGAAGTTGTAACAACTCATCAATAAGTAACTGAATTTTTGGACCATGTAATCTTTCTTCAGTTAAAGTAAGAGACATATCTTCATAATGTTTCTTTGCTACTGATAAGATTTCTGTTTTAATTCCATGTACGCCAAGCTGTTGCATCATATCATGTGAATTCCAACGGTCAAATGTGACCATCTTAAGGTTGAATTCACGATCTCTAATGGAGATAATGTAATCTTTAACCTCTGTAAAATCAACTGATTTTGATGCTGTAGGTGTCCAATATCTTACTGCATCAACTACAACTCTAGGTGCTGCTTGTTTATAGTTCTCACCAATTTTCATTGTAACCCAGCCTTCAACGTGTGCTAATGCTACTGCACAATGGTCATGCTTTTGAGCCAAGTCAACGTGCATGAAATAAGTACGCTCTGGATTAGGCTTAAATGTATCATCAAATCTACCATACTCGTCTACATTTAATTTAGGATTAGCAAATGCTTTTTCAATGACTGCTCTATTTTTAAAGAACGCATCTGTTGCATCTGGAGGCATACATGCAAAACGCATAAGTGCATCTTGTGGATCACTATAAAAAGCTTCTGTAAAATCTTCAATTTTACGAGTAGGATTGATTTCCCATGTAGGTCTCTTTAATGCAAATATCTTAGGCATACGATATGAAATGATATGGTCTTCTTCCCATTCAATTTCAAATTCATTACCTTGTGTACCATCTGGCAGATCTGGATCTACTTTAAACTTATGATGTCTAAGAACTACTTCTTTTTCTGCCACCGCTTCATTGTATTTCTGTTGAATATAGTCAAGTTTGAAACGTGGGAATGAAAGCAAAATAATTTTTCCAAAATCTGGGAAACGAGATGTAACAGATCCTTTATACATTTTATAAATAGATGATGCAGTTTTTGCATTCTGGTGTCCAGATGTTGATTCCAATTCAAATCCTGAAATCTCATCAAGGATAACAATCAATACGTTATAACCTTCCCAGGCTTCTGATTCTGAGTGACCTGAGTGAACTGTTACACCTTTATCAAATTCAACCATATTTGCTTTAGCAATATATCTTCCTTGAAACCAAGGGGATCTCTCAATTCTTTGATTAAAACCTTTGAAGAATACTCGGTTAGCTTGAACAGCATTAATAGCAATATTAATAATATCAATAGCATCTCCAGGTGGCTTACCAAAATAAACTGCGGGATCTTTAAGGCATAGCAATAGATACACAACATAAGCACAAGCAATAGTTGATGTATAGTCCTTTCCCGAACCCTTACCTAACTGCATAATAATTTCATTACATGTTTGTTTAAAGATTTTACGGCCTTCATCTTCGCCATAAATTTTTATTAATGTATCTTGTTTATAAATTTGTGTAGAAGCACGAATCATTATATATTGATTTTCAGATAATGGTGGTAATCCAAGATACGCCTTATCTGTTACAAACTGTTCCACAGATACAGGAGTTTCATCAAACTCATCACCGCTTAAAGCGTCTAAAAAGATATTAAAATCTGACATTAATTAATTACTACCGCTTCAACTTGCCCAGTCACTTCTGATAATCTCTTTGCTACTTCCCACTTACAATGGTCACAATTAGCAGTAACTTCTTTTAAAATACTTACAAGAATTTCTTGCTTACGTTCCGACTCTAGAATCTGATCTGTCAAATCACTATTCTCTAAAACTCCTGCTTTATTAAGCATATCAATACGCTTTGCTTCAATATCAGCAATTAATTTAAGTGCTTGTGTTTTAACAGGTAATGCATCTTGAGCATCTGCTTGTTCTAATGTTTTCCAAGCTTCTTTAATAAGCATACTGTAATGCTCATCTGCTCCCGCCAAAGCTTCCTTAGCACGAGCTTTAATAGCAGTGTTATCTTGGACTAATTCTTTCCAAGTCTTGATATGGTTGTCAACTTGCACACGAGTTAAGCCTGTTGTTTTAGCAATTTGCGATGAAGTACTACCTTTCAGCAATTCTTCAACGACTTTATTCATTTGATCAAACTGACCTGCAACTTCTAATTCTGACATTTAGCCTCCCGTACTATAAAATCCGCCACCCTTAAATTGGATGCCAAATGTATTGTAAACTCTTGTCATTCTATGACCTAGCTGGCATTCAGGGATTTCTTCTGGATCATTAAATCCTCTAGTTATTTCAACATCTTCATCACACTCTATACAGCAATATTGATAAATTGGCATATCTAATTATACCTCTTTACTACTGTTCATGTCAAGCATATATTTATTAAGCCATTCATTCCATTGTATAATTTTTTCTTTCCATTCTTTTATACTCATATTATTTTTAGCTCTGTTACAACGAATACAGCAGGGGACTACATTTTCCTCTAAATATCCAATAAGGTTGTCAAACCTATCAATACCATTTGAAATAAAGGCTTCATGCCAATCTTTTTTATAAGAAGAATTTTCCCAGTACCCTCCTTCTGGGGATGAATTGCAATAATAACAATCTTTTTTACTTATAGAATAAAAAAAATCAAAACTTAAATTATACTCAAAGCCTCTCTCTTTTGCTTGTGCTCTAGACTTAGCATATGCTTGTTTAGCGGCAACATGATCGCCCCCTATCTTTAACTTGCTAGCTCTTTCTTTATTCCCGCATATATGGCATTGACGACTGGTTCCTTTAATAAGTGTATACCCATCTACAATTTTTTCTGTGCCACACACACATCTACACAACCAATTACCTTGATATTCATGACGAATAATCGTCCAACTATTATAGTTATCCCCAATATTTATCATATTTCTAGAAAAATTCTTACTTTTCTTCTGTCCCTTATTCATAATAATATTATATCATAGATAAAAATAAACTACCGATTCTTATCATCAAGAACCAATAAGAGTATTAGATACCCTACAAGATCCAAGATCGTATCCTCATCGCCAAAACTTTGTCCAGAAGCTAATCTATTTAATTTATCATCTATTCTGATTAAAGTTTGTTCCCTTGCTGGTAATTTACTAAAAATACCAATAGGTTTTTGAAATGAATTTCCATATGAAATATTCTTCTCTATGAGCATGTGAGCAATCTCATGGCATTTATCCCAGATAATGCGACCTGCTGGTGCCATTACTGCATGAGCATAAAGATCATCACAACTAAATTCGGTGACATCTTTATATACTGGTTTAAGCATTATCTTGTACCTTTCACGATATCATCTTCAATCCATTTGACATATCCTTCATTCCAGTTTTGGCTTCCATATAAATGCTTAACAGCATCATGATGAAAGATTCTCCACTGACTTCCCGCATAACAATGAAATTTATTTTCTTTTGCTATATTGCTGACATTGAAATCAGCCATATCAACTATCAATCCACCGACATTTTCCTCATAATGTGCTCTACCATAAGGATCTTGATTTGGGATACCTAGATGATCACATATTGCTGAAGTCCACATACCTGGACCTGTTAGATAATGCACAAAATGTGGCATAGTGTAGTCAGGAGTTTTTAATCTACTGACCATTAAATCAATAACTGATTTAAGGATTGGATGACCTTCACTTGCTGCAAATGTCCATTGGCAAAAATGATCTTGGTGTTCAGGGCATACAATAAAATCATACTCTTCTTTTTTCCAATTATCTATTGAACTTCTGCATTCAGTATCTAGGTCAGCATAAACACCACCATATTTATAAATAATTAGATAACGCCACATATCACCACGCATTACCCCAACAGGAAGATTGATGAATATGTTATGAATTTCTTCGCCATATTCTTTTCTAACAAAATCTGCAGCTTCTGAATCATCCATATAACGATACTCATAATCTGGATTCAAATCTTTCCAAGTTTGTGTTGCTCTCCTCATGTACTCAGGAAGAGAATCATAAGGGTCTTTATAAGTTTGCCAAATAATTTTAGGAATCAATTTGCATTATCTTTCTAACTTGTGTTTGAAATGTTGTTTCAGTTGGTGAACCAGACACTGCTGTTCGTGTAGTTGGCTTGATAGCATAAGAGTTAAATATATGTTTTTGTCTAAAGAAGAACCAATCTAATGGCAGATCAATTCCCCTTGCTACAAACTCAAGGGCTTTAGAAGCTCCTTTTCTACTTAATACATAGCATAACATCCAATGATCTTGATAGACCTTGCAAACATTATGGTTCACATCTAAACTAGTATGGTACTTAGGGAATTGACCTGGGGGAACTGCAAAAAAGAAAGCATCCCAATCTTCTGGCAACTCTTTAAGGTATTCCTCAAGCAATGGTATAAAGTCTTCTTCAAATAAAATATCATCTTCCATAAGAATAACAGAGTCTGATGCTGTTGTCAAGAATTCTTTCCAAGCAGTAAAATTGCTAGCCCAGACACCTATCTCTCCATAACGCCAACCCTGTATATTGTCAAGGTTATATCCTTGTGGATTTAAATTAAAATCTGGATTATCTTTAATAAACTTATTAAGCTCTATATCATCAGATATACGAATTGCATTCATTTTTAACTCTGAAGAATATTTGTTTAAATAGTTATTAATACTTACAGAATACTGTTCTCTTTCTTTTGCATCTTCAAGATGAAATACTTTATGACTCAGATTCATCTTTAAACCTTGCAATATATACTCCTGTTATATCAAACTCTTTATATTCTTTAATATTACTAAAAGTTTCCAGGACTTCTTCGGAAGACCAGTCATCTTTAACATGTTCTTCATAAGGATTACCATGTTCATGACCTTGCGGATAATGAATAATTGGAATAGATATGATAGCATAACGTGCTGTTTTGCTAACTTTATCCCACAACTCAATAGCTTCTTCTTTTGTCATATGCTCTAAAATATCTCCAAAGATTACTAGGTCATATGGAAAAGTTTTCCATTCCCTGACATCCTTATTCCAAACAGCTCCGTATCTTGATTCAAGATTAAACTCTTTGATATAAGGTTCCCAAACTTCTACTGCTTCTACATAGACTTCATAACCAAGGTGCTCCCTGATTAAATCTAAATACGCTCCAGCACCTGCACCTACGTCAAGGACCGATCTAGGGTTGATTTCTTTAATTTTTTCTGCAGTCCAAGGTTTATTGGCTGGATCTGAATAAGGCATTACTTAGTCCACTTTCTAGGTTTTTTAATAAGATCAAACTTTTCCAACGCTCTTTGAATAGTCATATGAGAGCATCTAGCTTCCATAGCCATTTGAAGAACAGTTTTCTTTTCAACTACGTATCTTTTGTATACCCAGTCCTTGTTTTCCCAAGGTGTATATCCTTTAGCCATTATACCTCCTTACAAGATTTCATTTTATTATAAACTTTTTCAATCCATTCATAAAAATCTTTTTCTGTTCTATTTGATTTTGACATATTGCAATGCTTGCAACAAGGATGAATATTTTCTTTTAAATATCCTTTTGAAGAATCTATTCTATCAATACCCGTATATCTGAATTGCTTTTCCCAACTATTTTTAGGGTTAAAATAACTAATTTCAGATAACCCACAATATGTGCAATCTTGAGTAATAATTGACATAAAAAAATCATAATCTAAGTCAAACTCAAGACCTCTACGTAGTGCTGTTTGTTTGTAATTTCTCCAAACATTTCTTGAAGGATTTGACGTGCCATTTTTTCTATAGGAGGCTCCTGCATCTTGCTTTGAACATATACCACAAGAAACAACTTTATTCTTAACTAAATCATAAGATGTACAAGGTTTTGGGCTTCCGCCACATTCACAAACACAAACCCACTTCATACCTTTAGATAGATTACTATCTTTTTTAAAAACACGAATTTGATCAATAACTGTTAACTTATTAAATTTATCTCCTATTTTTATAATATATTTAACATTACCCATATAACATCATTGTACCACATTATAGGAATATCGCAAACTATGTATTAGACACAACATAATAAGCGGCAATCCCAAATGCATCTGCCACATTGTCTGATTCAAGAGATATCCCATATGTATCTTTAACCCAATTTATAGTTTTTTGCTTTCTTTTTTCTCTAATTTTATTTTTAATCCAGTTATCAGATTTATTAGGAAATTCTAATCTAACTGCTTCTTTTTCAGATTTATTAAAATTTTTATTATTTATTGCACTTTGCCAGGCAATTGGAGTTACTTCTTTAACCTCTACCCCATCGCTTAATAATTCTGACATAATTACGCCAAATACGTATGCCATCTTAATTCCTGTTGCAACAGATTTAACTGAAATAGCTGCTTCCATTACAACAAAATCAAAATCTAATTCATGCTTAAAAGATCTTATCTTACGCTTTGCATCAAGAATTCTTTCATAAACATCTGACCCTTCAAATCTTACCTCTCCCCATTTAACAGCAGTTTTTTCATGCATTAAACAAAAGGCAAAACTATTAGTACTTGCATCTATGCCTAAAACTCTATGAGCAGTGGGTCGGGATAAACTAGCTAGAGACACGCTTCACCATTTCTATTAATTCTTTTTTCTTATCAGATTCAACCTTGGCAATACATTTATTACAAACTTTGCCTTCATTGTATCTGCTTAAAATAGAACCACACTTAGGGGTCTTACAAATTCTTTTCTTACCATTAAGGCGAGCTTTTTTGTCGTAATAATCAGCCTTTAATTTTTCATTAGTGGCTATACGACAACATTCATCAGAACAGTATTTTTGATTATGAGTTTTTGGTTCAAATTCTTTTATGCCTTGGCATTTGTCATAAGCACATATCATTTTTCAAGCACCAAAGGTTCTATATCAACCTCACCGAGATCTTTCTTCTCAGCCCAGCATGTCTTCTTGACAGGACAACCTTTACAAGCCCAAGTAGATTTAGTAAATTTACGCTCTGGCAGGGTTCCCGCTTCATATGCTGAGTAAACCTTACGCATCCAACCCCAGACATCATCAACAAGCTTTGTATTCTTTTCATCCATATTAACGGGAATAATCAAGAATGAATTATCATTTTTATTTTCATAGAAAAAGAAACCTTGCTTTGCTCCACGAATTTTCATATAAGTCAAAAGCTGAACCTTATGGTATGGCAATGGTTGCATCTCTGTTTGACGAATATCAAAAATTTCTTGTTTAGCAGATTTAATCTCACCGATTACTTCTACTCCATTCCAGTCAATAAAAGTATCTGCAAATCCTCTAATCGGTGGATCATCATGGGTAACTTCTGTTTCATTTGCTTTGAATACTGGCGTTTTAGCCATGATTTTCTGAATGCGTTCATGGACATACGTGCCGTTATCCATATTAATGACACCCATAGCGTCAGTTTCATTTTCAAACTCAGCACCAGTAAAAGCAATGAACCAATATCTAGGGCAATTACCATTACCATAGCCAATAGAACTAGGACTAAAAGTTTTCTTTTGAGTAAATGCATCAGGTCTCTTTTCACTTAAAACTGCTTCTTCATACATCTTTGCAAATGCTGCAATATCAAACCCATCTGGGTCTGACATTTTCTGAAACTTTAAATTAGCTATTATTTCTCTAGCCATTATGCCCCATATCTTGCGCTATATTTTAATGCATCTACAATTTTATTTATTGCATCTTCTGCTGTAAAGTAAACATTCTTCTTTTTTGCGTTCTCCCCACCTTTTTCAAAGGTAGTGTAATATCTAGCCATCAGAGCAAATTTTGCAGATAACGCTTGCATCTTAACAATAAGATCTGGAGCCTTAGTTGCTGGAACATCAGGCTTTGCAATCAACTTAATAATCAAATCTAGAGCGTAGTCCAAGTCAGGATCATTCATGAACTCTTTCATATCATTGAATTCAGTAAGTTCGCTAATTGTTTCTATGATGGGCTTCTCAGTCAAGTTCATTTACCCTAATACAGAACATACAAGGGTCTCCGCCATCTTCCCATTCCTGTTGTTCTTCATCGCTCATAGGCCCACCATCATGGGTACTACAGAATACATCACTAATCCAGCCTTTGCTATGACCAAATTCTAGCCACTCCTGGAAATCAGTTACTTCATACTTGCTGTCCATTATGCTCCTCCCAACATTCAACCATTTGCTCAAACAATGCCCATTCAATTACTGCTAGACGAGTTTTTGTTCCTTCCCCGCCTAAAATCAATTTAAGTACTGGATATTTATCCCGACTAACTTTAAAAGTATCCGTACAAATTTTTGCCCAAATTTGTTTTGATATGGCAATACTAGCGGAGTACTCCTTGTAATCAACCACAAAGTCGTTCCAGATGGCATCACCCTTTTGGTAGTCACCACGCCCTGAATTTTTTTGTGCTTTTGCTCCATCACGTTTTACTTCTCCACGCTCTGACACTAAATTGATACCGCCGAATCATGACCATTACTACAAACCCACTTCAATTTATTATGGGATCTATCAATATATCCTTCATAAACAACTTCGTTACATTCTGTATTTTGACACATGAATGAACCACTTGCAGGCTCCATTGTATTTGTTGGCTCTGTAACTTTTTTGTTTCCATTAAGGAAAGACTCAAGACTTGTCATAAATTTCTCCAATCAATTTCTCTGCTACATCTGGATTTTCTCTAACATACTCTACTGCTTTTGCACGACCTTGAAAACGCTCTTCATTTACTGTATACCAAGCACCACCCTTTTGGACAATACCCATCATTTCAGCAACATCTAGGATTTCTCCTACGCTGTCAACCCCGACTTTATCCCCTTGAAAGTAAAAGTCATATTGACCAGATAGCCCCATTGGTCCCGTCTTATTGTAGTCAATGATCCAGTTGACGGGTCTGCCAACCTTTTGTTCAATAATTTTATCGCCAACTTGGATTCCAGACTTAATAGCATTTGCATCAGCTTCGGATGCCCAGAGCTTGATGACTGTGCTGGAGAAAAACTTAACCGCCATTCCCCCCGTTGGGATGTGGGAAGCATGCATGCTTCCAAACTGATTTCTCTGCTGAGAGATAAGAACGAGTAGTGTATTTTTATTGGCATAGTTAAGCATTTTAACTGCATGTGTCATATCCTTTGCTTCTGCACCAATCTGTTTGGTGTCTTCAAGTTTCTTCAAATCAGAACTATCTTTTTCAAAATAGATTGCAGGTAATAGAGCAGAGATAGAGTCTACAACAATAATATCTACACCCGCCTCCATAAGTTGTTGTGCAACATCTACCATATCATTAATTGATTTAGCAGGAGAGTAAATTAACTTATCAGAATCTACGCCTAACTTAGCAGCCCAAGCAGGATCATATGATGCTTCTGCATCAATCCAAGCACAAGTTTTACCTTCTTTTTGTGCTTGACCAATCATCTGCAAACAAAATGATGACTTACCAGCAGATTTATTTCCCCAAATAAGTACTTGACGACCAAAACCCAAACCACCTTTAAGTGACATAGTTAAACCAATACTAGGAGTCTTTTGTTTTTCTACGTTTACCGTTGTTGCTAGTTGCAGTCTTGCTCTTGTTTTTGGATCCAGCTTTGCTAGAATCTCTTCCGTTATCATGCATACTCTTCTCTAATTCAATTGCTACTTCTTTTATATCTTCGTTACGGCTAGTTGCTAATAGATCTATTATATTATAGATTGCTTTTTCATCTTCTGCTCTTACAACTAGAAGATATTCGTTCTCCGTACCTTTAAGTATGTAGGACTGAGCCATATACTTATATTATACAGCATTTACTCTGCTTCTACTGAAGATTCCTCAGAATTTTCTGCTGGTGGATTATCTGCAAGAGTAAAGGTCAAAACCTTTGTCTCTTCATCTTGACTTACAGCAATATTCTTACCAGAATAATCTTTCAAAAGGTTCTCTAGCGGAACTACTACTGTCTTATATGTGCTAATAATTGCAGCACAAATTTGTTCAATTGAGATATTTACATTCTCATCTTGAGGTGCTTCACTTGCTGCAGGAGCAGCATCTGTTATTACATGTACTTCATCTTGCGTTGTTTCGTCAGCCATTAGCTAACCTCCTCTATAACTAGTGTTCCATCTTCCATTCTTTTAATTGCAGGGTCGCAAATCTTGCCTGCCTGCATTTTATCCAAAGCTTTTGTGTACATCTTTGGGAAAGCTATAACTCGTTCTAAATTCTTATCTGCATCAGATAGAATAATATGAGCCATCATTTTATTTGCTTTTGTCTTATAATGTGTAAAATCAAGGACTAATCTTTTACCAGAATCAATCTTTAATTTGTCACGATATAACCATTGTACAAAAGGTTCATCTGTTTTGTCAACTACATCAGAGATTGTGACATACTTATGAATACGATTATCTCCAACTAGGAAGAAGTACATCATTCCTGGTTCAATCTTTGTGTTTACTTCATGAAAAATACCAATGGAGCCTGTGTCATCCACCAGCTCAACCCGTGACCAAGTTGGACCTTTTTTAATTGACTTTACCATTGCTAACAATACGAAGCAACCTTCTTCAAGAAAATCTGCAAGTGGATTAACTTGAGATTTAATCTTAGGACTTAACTTACCTGTGTCAAACTTAGGTATACCAAGATATTCATACAAGTTTTCATTTTCATTGCCTTTGCGTGGATTATCTTCAAATGCTGCAGCACCGATCTTATTAAGTGATTCTACTGCTCTTGAATTAATACCACTACCTTTGCTTCCCGCCTTTTTAACAAAATCATCATATGACTTGAATGGTCTGGATGAAGTAATCTTACTACCGATATTGTCTGAAATGTATTTAACATTTGACAAACCAAATCTTATAGAGTTGCCTTGAATGCTGAAGTCAAGTTCCGACTCGTTAATATGCGGAAGCAGGATTTTGATACCCAATCGCTTTGCTTCCAACAAATAGTCAGTACGTGCATCCTTATCCTTTTCATTCTTAAGAATGGCAAACATAAACTCAAGAGGGTAATAACACTTGAGCCAAGCAGTGTAATAACTAAGCATAGAGTAAGCAATAGCATGAGAGCGGTTAAAGGAATAACCTGCATGGGCTTCAAAGTCGTGCCATAGTTTGGCTGCATCTTCTGGCGTAATATGCTTTGAGGCACCCGTGATAAACTTTTCTTGATATTGTTCAAATTCTTTAACATCCTTCTTCTTACCAATAATCTTACGAACCTTATCAGCATCCGCCCAAGACATACCACCTAGGTGTACGCAAGCTTGCATGACCTGCTCTTGATAAATAATTACCCCATATGTACGGGCAGTAAACTCCTGCATGATCGGGTGAGCATAAGTTACCATCTCTTCACCCTTTTTACGCCTTACATACGATCCTCCAACTGTATTCATGGCACCTGGACGAACCAGTGCGTTAGAAGCAGCGAGATCTTCAAAGTTATCCACACCCATCTTCATGAGAAGATTTGTATATGGTGTTGCTTCGGCTTGGAATACACCCTTTGTAAATCCACTTGAAAGCATCTCAAACACTTTAGGGTCATCAAGAGATATATCCTTAAGGACAATCTTTTCTTTTTTAATATGAGCAATTGTCTTGATAGCATCATCAATAACAGAAAGTGTTTTTAGTCCAAGTACGTCAAGCTTAATTAATCCTAAATCTGCTGTCTGCTCCATGTCATATGCTACGACAGGAATACGACCAGATACAGATTCTTGTGGGTCTTTGCGAGTTTCAATTGGAACATATTTGCTAATATCATCTTTAGCAACAACAACGCCAGATGCATGCATTCCACTACTACGAATCTTGCCACGTAGCATAGAAGCATACTTTGTTATTTCAGGGTACTTCTTTCTGAATTCTTCTGTACTGGCGGAAGATTCATACTCTTCAAATGTTTCAATACCCTTAAGTGCCTTATCCACTTCACCAAGTGGGACCAAGAATGCTCTAGCAACGTCACGGATAACTCCCTTATCTTTAAAATAAGTATAAGTAGAAATAGAAGCAACATGCTTGAACTTCTTCTTCAAATAATCTTTTACTTCACCTCTACGCTTATCAGCAAAGTCGCAATCAATATCGGGCCAGTCAGCTCTCTCACGATTAATAAATCGGAAGAACAATAGGTCATATTTGATTGGGTCTACATCTGTAATTCTAAGTAGGTAGCAAATTAACGAACCCGCTGCTGATCCACGTCCTGGTCCAACAAGAATTTCATTCTGTTTCGCCCAATTAACCATATCACTAACAACGAGAAAATAACTAGAGAAGTTCTTTTCTTTGATAACTTCAAGTTCTTCTTTAAGCCTGTTTTGATAAACTTCATTATTTAACCCCATATCTACGAGAGACTTTTCACAGATTTCTGTGAGTGTTTTTAATGCATTTCTTTTTGGAACTGGAAGCAAATCAAGTGCTTCATGGAATTCGTATGTCTCAATCTTATCAGAAATCTCTACTGATGATTGATAGATGTCTTCTCTTTCAATCCCCGTTTTTTGAAAGTCTGATTTAATTTCATCATAGGATTGAATATAAACATTGATATCAGCGAAAGAAATAGGGCGTTCGGGATAAAGATGATCAAAGCGATCAAGGATAGTAGATCTCTTACGACCACTGGCATAATCTGCTTCTTTATTTGCCGTTGGCTTTGTTGAGAGGATGAGAAGGAGTTCTTCCAAATCCCTCTCCTCTTTCTTTGCAAAATGACAATCGCCCGTAGCAACTGGTTTCACCCCAAATTCATCTGCCAATGCTAGAAGGGCAGTATTTAATTCTGTTGGATTATGGGCTTGTACTTCAATATAAAAATCTTCACCAAAGCGATCTTTGAATGTCTTTACAAGTTCCCTTGCCTTTTCATTCTCTCCACGCTCAATAGCCTTAGAGATAAGACCATTCATACATCCTGATACTACAATTATACCTTCTCCGAACTCAAAGAGGCATTCCATATCAATACGTGGTTTGTGGTAATATCCTTCTGTCCAAGCAATTTGAGATAACTTCTGCAAGTTCTTTAATCCTGTGTCATTCTTAGCCAACAGGATGATGTGGTTATACAAGGAAGTATTGTCATCTCGTTTTGCAACGGTTCTCTTATCAAAACGATCTGTAGCCGAGATATAGGCTTCTAGACCGAGTATAGGCTTCATGCCTAATTCTTTAGCTGCGATTTGCATATCTCTGTGAGATGACAATGTTCCATGATCTGTAATAGAAAGAGATGTCTGACCTTGCTCTTTTGCAGCCTCAAGTAATTCATGAGGTGTATTAAGCCCATCCATTAAGCTATAATGTGAGTGGACGAGACTAATGAAGATGAACAAATTTATTCATCATACTGGCATCACCTTACTTTCTTTTTTTGAAAGGATATTAATTGATCTATCCATAAATAAAATTCTTCTTGAGTTTTTTCTCTTTTTGCCATATTACAATATATGCAACATGGAACGACATTACTATATAAGTATCCCACATTAGAATCTACTCTGTCAAGACCATTTGTATTAATGTAAGTTGACCATGATCTATGACCTTTTGTTGGAGTTGGTTTTGAATTGCAATAAAAACAATTTTTATTTGAAATTTCAATAAACTGTTCTAAAGTCAGATCAAACCCCTTTTCTTTAGAATGCTGCCTACCTTTTACCATTCCATAATGGTTTTTCCATGTTATTTCTTCAGAAGATTTTCTTAAATTAATACCTCTACAGTTATAACAAGATTTAGCTGTTCTAAATCTAGTGGTCGGGGCAAGAAACTTTTCATTACAATATTTACACAAGAAGTCCCAGTTTGTTTGATTACCCCGACCACCGCCTGGATATGGGCCCCCCACTATTTTAATATCATATTTATTTATATCGCCTATTTTTATTGAAATTCTCATATTATAATTATAACATATGTAGGATGTAAATGATGAGGAGGTTAATACCTCCTCATCATTTTTCTAATTACCAGTCAACGGATGGTGACGTGGAAGCTTCTGATTCACTTGATGTTTCTGATGCTACACCGAAGTAAAATGCCTCTTGATCTGCATAAGGAATATCACGAACTGCTGTCTTTTCAAGATCAAACAGTACATACTTATCAAAATCAATTGGTGAGATACCAGCAGTTGGAAGTGGAATAGCGTTATAACTTGTATCGGTTGCTCCGCTACCTGTACGCTTTACCTTCCAGTTAACATTTGTAATGCTACCTGTTTCTCCTGCCCAAGCAATAACTGTTTCTGTGATTGCCTTTGGTCCAAGACCTTGTGAAACAATCGCAACGTATGGAGCTTTACTTCCATCATCTACGATTACATTTGCATAGAAACGCTTCTTACCGCCCCACTTAGCCTTTGGATCACGGCGGTGCATCTCGCAACCAAAACAACGACCCTGATCTTCAATTGAACAAAGAGCCTTACGCTTATAGTCTGCGGGATTTGAATGTTCTACTGCAATAAAAGCAGAACCAGCTTTTTCATTATAGTGTTCTGAATTTGGATCAATCTCTTGCATAAAACGAATCTTTACTGATTGACCATCATTTACTTTTAGCCAAGTACCTTTCTGACCTTCATCAGAATACTCTGTCTTTTCCATTTGTTGATTTAGTGCATTTAAACCACGTACGATTCCCATATTATTTCTCCTTAGTATATCGGACATTAACCTGTCCTGTGTCTTTATTATAGCACTTTTATGTGACTCTGTCTACTACAAATTTGCATATTCAAAGTGTGGAATTGCATTCTTCACACATTGCTTAATCTCTTCATCTGTTAGATCGCCAACATCTTTTGCTCCATGAGGGTATACAACATCATAGTTATATCTAGCCCACATGACATTTTTTCTATTTAGTTTATTAGCAATAGTATTACCTAAAGCTTTACCAGCCCCGTCATTATCTGTCATGATAATAATGGTAGATGCATATTTATTTAATAATTGAACATTAGTATCTGAAATACTTCCACCTAAAGTTGCCACAGCATTTGGATATCCCGCCTGCCATAATCGTATAGCATCAAAGCTAGACTCAACAACGATTATTGTTCCACCTTCACGCTTAGCTCTATGCAAATTAAACATTGTTTTATTTCGTGGAAGGTTGGGGCTATTTTTAAAAGACTTGCACTCTATTGATCTTCCAATAATACCAACGGGTAGGCCATCTGGTGAGTGTAATGGTACAGTGACCATGTTCATATTTTCAGAATATCCTAATGAAAAGTGTGCAATGGCATCATAATTAATTTTACGTGAGGCAAAATACTCTTTGGCTTTTTCATTAGACAACAGATTATTATATAACTTGGCAAGAGTCTCTTTTGGAAATTCTGTAAAGTCTGGCTTTTCATCAAGTAAGTCTATTAACTCTTCTTGCAATAAATCTGCAGATGACAGTTTATTCTGAGATATAAATCTCATAGCCTCAAAGTTATTTCTTTGAGTAAGTTTCATAACTAGGTCTAAGATAGTGCCAGACGAATTACAGTTTTGGTTATAGCATACATACAAGCCTTTTGAATAACTTGCTGCAAATGCTGGAGAGTCTGTATTGTGATGAAATGGGCATAAACATAAAAAGTCTGTTCCTGTTTGGGAAACTATCTCAATTCCACAGGAACGCAAAATAGAGCGGAGATCCGCTTTAGTATATGCATCTGACATTTTTTATCCTTTAGGTATTAAACTCTGACCAGAGAAACCTTCATATTGTAGTGCTTTGGTTTTGCCTAGG